ATAAACTTAACCCAATTTGTCCAAACCAAACGATTAGGAACAAAGAAAAAGAACGAGTCCAAATGGAGATTATCCATAACTGGAAAGATGGGGGTAGCAAGCCTACCGAACATGGTGACATTAACATTAAAAGTGTCTCCGGGTAAAACCTCTTCGCACATGATAGGGACAATTAATCCACTATCAAAAGTAGTCTTAAGAGTTTTCTGCATAGAAAATCGAGAGCGGGGGATGTCAGCACGGGGGACCATTGCAAAATTGTGAGCATCAACCGATTTGTTGTGGAACATAAAAAACTCCAAAAAGAAAAAAGCACCCCCGAAGGGGTGCAAGGGTCAGACAGACTGCAAAACATCCTTGGCACGAACCAAGACCTGGGGAGAAGAAATAGAAAATTCGCCGGTGTTATCGTTAAACTCACCGAGCAAATAAAGATCGAAGTCATCAGGATGCTTATTCAGCTGATTATCAGCTGCAACACGATTAACTTCATCAGTAAAATCGCGAATAGCAACATTGCGATGTGGAACAAAAAAAGGACGGTTAAAGACTTCAGCTGCGCGATCTTTAACACAAACAACAAATAAATGCATGATATGACCTTAATAAATTATAAATTACGTTTAGATAAATTAGAACGAGAAGAAGATACAAGAGAACGAGAAATTTTCCTAGAAGGCAAATTCTCAGACGCTATACGCTCAACTTCCATTTCGGCTCTCGCCGAAGAACGATACTGCATGTCCAGAGCTAAATCGGACCCAACCTCCTTCAATAGTGATTTATAATAACGGGGGACAGGAGCTTTAGTACCTTGTGAAGTAATAACAGAAGCAGTCGGAAATACATCCGACATGAAATAATCCCGAAACCAAGAACGGCCAATGCCTTTGGACATAAGCATAAACTCGGGATTAGGCAACACCATTTCGCCAGTGACTTCGTCAACATACAAAGGCTCTGGTTGTTGCAAGCCCTTAATCTTTTTCAAGATATAGCGGGCTATGTATGCTGCAGACTCAAAATTAAGTGCACCAATCAAATGATTACCATAAGGCCAAGCCTTTAAAACGGAATCAGAAGTGAAGGTACGGTCACCACCAACAGCACGACCAAAAGGGCGACGATCATCAGAAAAATCAACTCCAAACAACGCAATATGAAAATGCGGACGTTTGGTTTGATCGCCGTATTCGCCAGAAGCCACATAACGAAACTTAAAACCGGCCTTACGCAGACGCTTAAAAAAGCGCTGCAGGTCCTCTTTAAAAAGTTGACCATGGTCGGGTAACCAAGAATCGTTATATGTGAGGTTCAGCATACAAGACACCTTGTGCATCTGTTGCTCGTGAGTGATACGAATCGCCCATTCTCTCGAATAGGCTAAACGACACTCGATGCATTGTCCGCACTTGATGGGACCATGTTGAGGATGTGACCAAAGGGTTGAGCACACGAAGGCCCTATAGACGAATGCCGCCGCGCATAGGACCAGCAGTGATGTTAATCAGCTTAGTGGTCTTGACGTTGCGCTTAAAGCTAGAAGCACTCTGATGCTTGTTAGCGTTGTGGCGATGAAGAGGTTTCATGATGGACTCCAGTAGAACAGAAAACAAAAAAGGTGTCAATAGGGACAGTTACATCAAGTAGCGAACTGTCCCAAAAGCCGCTTTTAAGCGGCAGCCGCAGGTGCGGCATCAGCTGAGGTGAACTCCTTAGGCTTGTCGTTAGGCACGGCAAGACCAAGGCGCACCGCCTCAGCCTGGTTAGCAGGATCAGCAAAAAATTGCAAAAACTCTTGAGGAGAGTTGTTAAACCTGGCACGAACTTTAGCGTCCATACGCATAAAATTCTCATCAGCCTGGCGAACAACATTCATAGCAGACTGAAAATCAAAAACACCTTCGTAATCAATATACTGTGGCATAGAAACTGGATCAGGTAAATGACCAGTTTTCATAAAACGATCAACAATAGTGTTGATATCAGAATCCTCTTTAAACTGCTGTTGCGTTAAAGACGAATCCAAACACTTAAGCCCAGTCTCATTAGAACGGGCATCGTGATTATCATAAGCAGAAATAAACTTCATAAAAAACTCCTTAACGTGGACGAATCAAAGCTTTAAAAACATCCAACAGGCCTTTAACCTGATTGAACTCTCGACCAAAATTACCAAGATCAGAAGCAGCTTTCACGTCAAAAGCGCGAAGTTGCTTTTCTAACTTGTTAATCTCAGTCAAAACAAACGTGTTATCAGTAATAGCATGAAAATTATGAATCTGAGAACTCATCATATCAATAGACTTGCGCAAATGATTACCAACTTCTGTTAAGTTGTAATTTTGCTTGACAAGATTTTGATATTCTTGACCAATATTCAGAATCAACGCTTTCGCTTTATCATTCTCAGTCTTCAAATTATTAATCTCTTGCGAAATCTTTTCGACTTGAGCTTCATTCACAGGAATCTTAGACTCGGTTTCCCTTGTCTGAGCAACGACCTGGGCAGGTCGCTTCTGTTCAGTAGCAGTCCTAGCATGAGATTCACGAGTAGAAGCAGTCTGATAAGCAGAAGAAACACCAGCAGCAGCAGCATTAGACATAGGCATAACAGTGCCAGAAGGCGTAGAAGCTCCACCGCCTTTAACGTAAGCAAGCATAGGATTAAGGCCAGCAGCCTCCAAATCCTTAACTTGACGTTGATAAGCGGAATTGCTCATACGCTCTTGAAACGCGGTATTCTCAGAAGCAAGCTGGCGATTCTGGGCGTTGGTATCTTGTTGACCAAGAAAACCAGCAACGCCAGAAGCAACAGATGCAATAGGAGCAGTAAGCCAATCGAACATACCCATAAAAAACCTTTCGGCTCATGCGGTGTAAACCGCAAGAGCTTAAAAATGATCGATAAGACCAGGAACAGAGTACATAGGCAAAGGACGAGCAGCATTAATATTAAAAAAAGCATCGAGAAGAAGCTGCTGACCATTAGCACCAGTACCAACAGCCAAGTTACGAGCCAAAGGCGGCGTATCTTGAATAAAAGTAGAATTAAGAGTAGGCAAAGAAGTAAACTTCTGTGCATAATGCCACGGATCTATAGTACCAGCGGCAGTAGAACGAAATAAACCGGTAATCTCAGAAGGGTTGTACCGATATTCGGCCCAACGCTCTTGATAACCAAAAACATTAGAATCAGAAGAACCACCAGTTACATAAATTTCCTTATTCAAAATTGCTTGTTCACCAAGCATAGCAAAAACAGGAAAATAATAATCGTAACGGGTAGAGCGCGACCAATGTCGACGAAGGCCTTGCTGATAAGTAAGATCAGCGCGAACAGAAATAACACCAATCACATAACCGTGTTCCACGAATGATTGAGTAAAACCATGGCCTTGAGCCATGTAAGTGCCCATAGCCGCAAGATTACCTTGTGGCGTAGCCTGACCAGAAATACTGGTACCAGACGTCTGGGCAATAGGAGAAATATTAATAGGGGTTGAACCACCACCCAAATATTCAGGACGCTGTAAACGAGCGTCAGGAGATGTAACCCCAAAATGAGAGCGCAAAATCTCTGTGTAACGAGTACCACCGCGAGCATCACGCTCTAACAACTTTTGAATTTGAAAAGATTGACGAAGCTGATTGATAGTAGCAGCAGTTGCTTGAGACAAATCAGCATAAATAGAAGTAGGACCAGAAGAAGCAGAAGTACCAGAAGCCCAAGCCTGAAAAACAGCAGAAGCACGATAAGTATTAGAACTACCTGGAAAAGAAGTACCACCACCATCAATTAAACCAGCAGTAGCCGGCTGAACACTAACAGAACCTGTTTCAAAATAAAGACCCTTAACAGGAGCAACCGTACCCAAAGGAAGTGTTACAGCAGTACCACCTTTTTGGGGCCACGGCAACGAACCAGTAAAATAATCATGACGTTTGCCACGGCGAAGAATTGCATAATTAGTAGAAGCAGAGGCATCAGGACCATCGCCTTTATCAACAACACTAGAATTCTGAAGATTTTCATCACGAAACCATTGGTTATAAATTAAATTATAACCACGGGTAGGTAACGCCGAGTGTGAAACCGTATTACCAGAACCGACTTGACCAACCGTCGGAAGACCAAGATAGTCCTGTAAGGACCCAATAGCGTATCCACCAACTGGGGAAACTTGTTGCGGGATAGTGTAAGAAATAGAATCGGCAGGATTATCCTGTTCCCCCATAAACTTAACCCAATTTGTCCAAACCAAACGATTAGGAACAAAGAAAAAGAACGAGTCCAAATGGAGATTATCCATAA